CGCATGTTTGTTCCATTCGCCGCCGCTCCCATAAGCAACATTTTGTCCACAAAATATTCTTGAAATGTTTCTAGCTTGTCGTAAAAATTAAGCCGCGAACTTTCGTCAAATATATATTTTTCTGTGGAAGGAGCTAACATAAAATGGTGGACGCGGCGAGACTCGAACTCGCGTCTTTAAATCTTCAAAAATATACATCTACAAGTTTAGTTTATTTTTTTTATAGTTAAGATATAAACATCCAACTATTCATTTCAATTATTTACAGTTTGTGATATGAATAAACTTTTTTCTGTTTTGCAGATGGTTGACCCCTCACCTACCGTATCTGCGTCCGACAGGGAGGGGGTAGCAGAACTAAGCTGCTAACGCAAGAGCCTCAGCCACAGGGCTGAAGCTCTCAACACGATTTTTATTCTTGCCATGTACAAGTTTGTGCCTTTTAACGAAGCCGGGCACCTCTTCGACTTGCAGCATATGAATCCAATTTAAATCAAATCCAGTACGCGCCCAAAAATGTGAAAGAACAATTACTTGCCACTGTTCTTGCCAAGATCGGCGAGACCTTGACCGAGAACATAAGCGACAATAGGAGTTACAATCTGCATGATTGCGTCTTGAGTAAGACCCAATCCCCATACGTGATTAATGATGGGCACTCCAGTTGCTACTGCAGCTGCCCAAAACTTTTTACTATGCCAGAATGGTTTTTCCATAATGTTTTCTTACACTAAAGGGTTAGAACAATTCTTCGGGAATGTCCTCGTCAGAGGAATTTGAAGAAGTAGAAGAAACTTCTTGAGCTGCTTGTGTTGCAACTTGCTCGACACTAGCTTGCGATTCAGTATCTTCAGAACGATAAACTACATAATCAGGAGCTTTTTCATTCTTTTCTCTGCCTTTGTTGGTGAACACAACAACCTTTACAGGTTCTGTGACCCCAGGCATTGTTTCTACGTTGATAGTACCAGAAAGATACTTTTGATTCTTGCCACTTCGTACCCACAGAGCTCCGAGCTCGCGGCTACGCCACTTTGATTCTTGCTTTTCTTGCGTTTGATTACTCATAATTAATTTGATTTGTTATATAAATTTTTAAGTTGTTGTATAAATAAAGGTTTTGCACCTTTGCTAAGTTTGTTGTATTGTTTTTTGGCGCGAGAATATACTCGCTTGCTTGTTGCATCACTACAATTTGGATCGTAATTTAATATTTCTCTAATTTGTTTTGATACTTTACTGTTCATGGAATTGATTATAGTATATATTGTCAAGTATGTCAAGTATTAATTTTCGAAAATGGATTTTTCCCAATCGAAACATCCAAAATAAATCTTTTGCATCGCATTGTTGCTGACATATCCCTTGGTTACAAAGTGAGAATTTTTATCGTAACAATGTATTCCTAGCGCAAAATTCTGTGCAAGTGGAGCTTCGGGGCGCAATAATTTGGGCATCACTTTTTGGCAATATAGTTTTGATTCTTGTAAATCTAAAGATTGTCTATTGAATCGAGGATAAATTGTTGTGTGAATATTTTTACCGCGAAGAGATAATTCTATTGCTTCATTATGGTTTGGCATATTTAATTTAAATAATTTATTTATGCATTTAATTATAAAATGATTGTATAGGTAGTAATATTTATTTGTCCATACATTTACTCCATCACAATGTATAACCAATGATGATTTGTTGCTGTATTTGAAATAGACTGAGCGAACAATTTGTTTTGTTTTCGTATTGTATTTGATTGCAAAATTTAAACCTGCAAGAGATTTACCATCAACAATTAATATATCTTTATTAAAGTGCCCCGAGAATGCATAATAAAACATATCATTCTCAAAAAACCAACGAGCAAAATTGCAATCATATATATCTTTTTTTGTATATATTTTATAATAAAATTTGATTGATAATATATCTTCTTCATCAAAATCAAATGCATATCCATCGAGTGTTTTATATTTTGTTTTTAATTGCCGCGAAAAGTCAGCAAATCGCGAAAGATCAGTTGATGCTTTGCGGTGAATCAGATATTGACGAATGTTCATTTTTTATACTCTCAAAAGAAGGAACTACTTTATTGAATTTGTTTTTTGTTTTGTTGTAGAGTTTAAGCCAACCAAACATTCTACCCATCAATGGAAGAAACAAGCAGTTGCTTGGATCAATTCCGTTGTCGAGAGAAAGCGCTGCGATCGCGCATCCAATGTTCATTGGAACAGGCATGTGTTCTTGTAATCTTAAACAAAAATTTGTGTGGTTACCTATTAGGTCGGCGAAATTGGTTATAAGATAAATTACTCTTGCATCTTCTTGCTTGATGGATGGATGTCCAAAGCCAGGAATTTTTCGACCATCATTTTCGCGCACAACATCGATAACATTTTTGTGATGATTGTTTGATATAAATTCTGCGATTTGATTGATTGGAAGATGTTGGTCTGTTATGCAGTTTAGTCCCGCAGCAAGCGCATGTGGTAAATCAGAGCCGCAATTTGCTGCAAGCGCAACCACAGCCGAACTAGGTGGTTCGTTGTCGATAGGAAATTCAACAAATACACTTGCCAATGCATCAAACAGTCTACGCTGTTGCTTTGTGTATGCTTGTTTGCCAATTAAATATTCTAATACTTGATCAAAAAACATCTGTACTTCCCTCAAATTTAAATGCGATCAATTGTGTTTCTGCATCAAGTTGTTCAGCAATTTTTTGCGCGTTGTTTAATGATGCTTGATTGTTGTTTTTTATGTCAAAAATGAATTTCTCTATTCCGCGATTGTGAAGATCTTTGCCAAGATGCAATCTAAGCTGTGTTCCTACTCCTTGTTGGCGATGATCAGGATGCACTATCGTGATCACTCCTGTCGCGGTTTTCTGTTTGAGCTTATAAAAATCATTTATCTTGGTTGAACAACAGCTCATACCAATCAATATCTCCTGATCAAAACATCCAAACACAGGCTCATCCTCAAACAGTAACGGAAATATTTCGAGCTTGTAAAACGCCGAAACATTGCTATCCGCTGGCAGCAAATCTCCAACATGCAATTCATCTCCATTAAAGATAGACGCTTTTATCAAATCAATTATCTGCTCCTCATGTTCAAAACTTAATTCTACTATCTTTTGAGTGAGCATAAATGATCATACTATATATTGATATATATGTCAACAATTATTTGCTGTAAAAATCATCATCTTTCTTTTTCTGAAATCCAAAAACAATTGCAGCTAATAATCCAAAAAATAAAAAATCACCTGTAAAAAATTCAAAATATGAGGCCGCGAGAACTTGTATCATCTAAATTCTTTTCTTAGAAGACGCCAACGATCTGAGTCAATGGGTTTGTTTCCATCATCAATAGCATACAGCATTTCAATGATTTCGTCAACACTATTGTAAATGTATTTATGCGGAAACATACCAAGCATCCATAGTGGAGTTTTTGACTTGCCGCCTTCCATGCTAACGAATACAGGTTTTTTCTCGCGAACGGCTGTGACGATTTCTTCAGCACTTCCCCAACTTGCCACTTCAGGAACAAGATGTGCAATAATAAAATCACTGCGATCAACCAAGTTCAAATCGTATGCGCGCACAGTTTTCATGCGCTCGGTCACGCGATCATATTGTTTTGTGCGCATCCATGTTTCCATTTCTTGTCGACTTGCTTCATCTTCTTCTACATCTTTGATGAATGGTTTTTTGTATGGATCAAAACATGTGATGCTCAATGGCTCAAGCTCTTTGCTTACATGATCTCTCCAATTACGACCGCTCACATATTGCATGTGGCCCACCAAATAACATTTGGTTCTGTACAATAGATTTTTCATGCTTCAACTATAACACATAGTCGAAACATTGTCAAGCTTTATCGAGAAGCAATAACGTGAACGTAATATTGAGAAGTTAATGCAGACGCAAAATTAATTTTAAAATCTGTGTCTGTTATTTCAGATATCATGTATGGTACAATTGTTGCCGAGCTTTCGGAAGTCCATGCGGCTACAGCTGCGCGTTTCCAACCTTCGCTTGTTTTTACATAAATATAATTGTCATCATAATCAAAACCATCTTCGTCTGAATCTG